ATTTACATTAAGTATATAGTTTACACCATTATATGTTGCCACAAAATTAATAGCAGTTGTAACAGGACTTCCTGTATAATCAATCACTTCTACATCAATTATAACATCTCCTACTAACTCACCTACATTGTAACAAAAGTTTCTTGGACTATTATATGTAAACTGTTGTGTTGTTCCACAATCAACACAAGGTATTTCAAGAGGTAACAATCTATTGTTAATTGAATAAACATATTCATCCATATAAGGGTCATACCCTCCTAGCTTTTGATTATTAGGTGTCAGTATAAATACATCTCTAAACCAAGAACGCATTCCTGATTCTGATATAACCATCAGTTGCTCGTTAGTGTAAGCAGTGCCTTTTAACATTAGCACCGCTCCTCTTTTTTGGTCAGAGAAGTACTTGTTGTATCCATACTGTGCATAGCTTTCAGGATTTGAACTAATACCATATTCTTCTAGTCGTGCTATCTGAGTTCCTAAAACTTCCGGTACTGAAGTAATTGCGCCACCAACTGCTGCGTCTGATAATAAGTTTTTACCTGCTAGTACATATGATATTTTATCTTCCTGTAATGTAAGTATGTCAGTGCTACGAGCTTGTAGTTTTTGTATAGGACCATAAGAATCTTCTAATGCTTTAAAATTTAATAAGGCTATATTAAATTCATTTAATTTATTTACATTACTTTCATCGTTAAATATTCCGCTATATGTAATATCGGCAAATCTATTTGCTTCTTTATAATCAACATTAGCAACTGATGTAAATCTATCACCAAGAGCCAACTCTCTACCTTTAATTGAATCTCTAACTCTTATGGTTTCTACTCCATTTCCAAACGCAAAACAGTTAAAGAAATCTAAGTCTATTATTGCAGGCGTGTTAGTTGCAATAACTTGACTTTGCACATTACCTGTATGTGCCGGAGGTAAAACATTAGTTTCAGTTACTACTGTTGTACCCGGAGCAGTGGGAGTGGCGGGTGATTCTTGTGCCGTTCCACAAGTAATTAATATATTTTCTACTGTTTCGTTTGAAGGAATAATTATACTTTGGTCCAATCCATCTAATTCATATAAATACTCAATATCAAAAGCATTTGCATTAGACACAGATAAATAACATTGACCTACATTAGTTACTCTAAAAGATTGTGAGCCTTCAAACCATAATGATGGACTAGCATCAGATGGTTCTGTTTCAAAAACTAAATCTGAAGCTGCTCTAACAATTTCCCATTCAACTGTAATACAAGATTTATTTCTATCAGTTCCACCTCCCACACATTGTTTTGTTCCTGTACAGAAAAAATAAATTTCATTAGTAGCAGCGACTCTAGACCACGCTATTTTGTTGATGGCAAACTCAGCTTGAACTTGATTTGCCATTGCCGTTAAATTAGCATATACCGTACTATCATATTCATTTGTAATTGGTGGTCCATCTGCAGGATTAGTTTCATCAACACCTGTATTTATTAATAGGTCAACGTTATCTCCGTTCCACCAATCTATAATATTATCATAGTTTTGTGAAGCAGTTAAGTCTAATTCTAAAATATATCTTCTTCTTTCACAATTTGAACCACCTCTACCACGTCTATTCCATTTAATGAATATGCTTATTCTACTACCAACAGGAATATCAATATCAATAAAATTACCCGGATTTGAACTATCTTCTATACTAAACGCTTCATTATAAAATATTCTTGCAAAATCTGACTGTGCAGGACTTACAGGCACAGGTTGAGTGTTGGCGCATATAGTTTCTTCACCCGGTGCAATTATCTGATTAGCTTCATTATTTACATTGAAGTTAGCTTTCATCTTCATATATGTACCTGCAGGAACAGTTATCTCGTTTCCTAACTCATCAACTAAATCTTCAATAAAGTTTTCTTCTTGCGCTGCTTTTTCTAATACAGTTGCATACAAACATCTGTCAACAGGTCCACTTGCATCTTTTTTAACTTTTAACCTATCTCCTTCTTCTACTTTTTGTGCGTTCTCACCTTCAAGTAAAAAATATTGATAGTTGGTTAGAGGGTTTGTAAAAAATACCCTAGTAAACACGGTAAAGAAACCTGCTTTACTTGGTTTTATACAAAACTTAAAACGAGTAGCCCAATAGGGAGGTCGTTGAGTAGCGGGTATTGTTACTTTTAACTTGTTTTGATTATCAGAAAACTCACACGGAATATGAACAGTGTTATTAGGACTTACTAAAGCCGTACTTGCTCTGTTGTATTCATCCATATATATTATACCTACTTCATAATCTCTATCACTGTGCAAACTTTGAGTATTTCCAATTTCTTGATATACTGCTTCAGCAGTAACAATATTAAAGTATTCAACTACTCTATTAATAGGAGCAGCTACATCGTCCACTCTTTCCATTGCTAAAAATTCTAAACCTATTTCACTACTGCCCGGTGATGTTACTATTTGAATTGCTTGACCATAAGCAGATATACCACTTTGGAACTTAGTCCAACTAGGTGTAAGTGACGCATCAAGAACATCAGGTACTGCACAATTAAATCTATCAGTTAATGTGACACCTTCACACGAAGTGGGATTAGCAGGGTTAGCATCATATACCGGTAGTATTTCTGCAGGAACGCCAATTGCTTCTTGAAAGTTTTGGTTAGTTGCTAAATCAAAAACTGTAGGAAAGTCTTGAGGTAGTGTATATTGAAATTCAACGGTAAAATTAGCAGATGTTTCTACAGGGTTTGGTGGGCCACCGCTAAAAGTGTCGTGTTCAAATGTTACGGAAAAACTTAGAAGAGCCCCTGCAGTTAAATCAGCATTAGCTAAATTAAAAATCACTTGCCCTTCGTTAACAGTAATAGGAACATCTACAGTATAATCTACACTATCAGTACGGTCAGTTATTTCAGTTAAACCTATTTCTTGAGTAACTAATTCATTTATATATTCAAACCTTATAGGTGTGCCATTAATATCAATTAAATCATATCCATCTACATAATTACCATACATTAACCTATTACCCATTAAGGTTTGAGCTTGAGCTAAACGAGGTACGTTGTCATATAATCTCAGTAACTCTGATTCAGGTAATACGGTAAATATTTTAGCATTTCTAAAAACATATTCATATTCTTGATTGTCAGCTAATCCTAGATTGCCTTTATCTAAAAACTCAATTACTTTAATTACATTGCTTACACTTTCTTTAAATAATAAATCAATTCCAATTACTAATGAACTACCTGAATTGTAAGTGATAGTAGCCGTATTGAATCTATTTATAGCCCCTTCATTTACTTTAGAGTTCGGACTAAAATCAAAGCTTTGTGTTTGAAAAGCCACCTCAGTAAATTGAGATACTGCAGAATATTCGTTGTCTCTATATTTATATCTATATGCAAATGAAATAAATCTATCTTCTAAATAATTTTCTTCTCCCGGCGCAAGAGACAATTCTAATCCCGGGCAAGCCACCGGAGGTCTTTTAATTACTAAAATGTTTTCTTGTAATAATAAAGCTCCTTCGGGTTCTCCTGTACCACCATCTATATTTGGGTCAACTGCACTAAGAGCTACAGGGTCAGGGTAATTTCTATTAACATTTATTTTTCTTGGCGGATTAAAATCGTCTGTCCAAAATAAAAGACCATCTATAATATCCACACCGGTTATTAAATAGGTTGGGTTAAAGTTTAAAGTAGTTCCATTATCCGGATTTCCATCAATACTTACACTTATAACGTGATAAGTAATAGAGCTTGTGTTGGTGTTAAAAGACACTACTAAATCTAATATACCTGTAGGTGTTTCACCCGGACCATCGGCAGGAGTTTTAAATGTTGGGTCGTGAACAAACCAATACAACTCTTCATTTGCTCCATCTTCTAATGCGCCTATAGCAAGAGCATTTTCTGATAGAGTTTGACCGCCATATGATAAAGAAGTTAATGGTAAATTACCACGAGAATTTTCTACCGCTCCTATTTCAGATATTTCTGTAGAACCAAGCCTTACGTTTTCTGCGTGAATATATTCTCCGTTGGGAACTAAACGTTCATCCACGGATTTATTCATACGCCCCTTAATATAATTTCTTTGAAAATCTGCCATATTATTTTATCCACTTATCCCTACCTCTTAAATTCATTAAGAGTCTTCCGGGATGTATATTGCTTAATCTTATTTTTGCATTACGTAATAAAGCTGATTTTGCTTTCCTTGCTCTATTGACTACATATTCTTGTACTCCTAACTTTGAATTTAATATAGCGTAAGTGATATAGGCATATACATATTCTTCAAATAGTTTGTTTACTGTGATTAAAGAGTTGTCTCCATTTTCCATACCATCAGAAACATATTCTAGAATGCAGCTATTGTTAGCCATAGTAGAATCAAAGTTGATTACACCTGCTTTATTGTCAATTCTAAATGTAGGATTTGCGTTTGCAGTTTCAGTGTTTAATCCAAACCTTGCGCCTACCTCATATGTGAAATACCAATACCCACCATATTCATATCCTTCTAATCCATAAAACGGGCTAAGTCTGTTTAAATATATGCTTGGTTGTTGACCTGTGATTCTGTCGAAATCTAAATCTGAATATTCAGGCGACAAAGCATTACCGTCTTGGTCAAATAAAATTCTACAGTCTTGAGCTTGAAGGTAAGCCTTAGATGAATTGACCTGTATGTTTTCTACCATTGGTCTAATTACACCGTCTTGGTAATAAGATATTCTAACCCAATTGACATAATCAGAAGGTAAAACAAATCTTAAGTTTTCACAAACTGTTAATTGTAAAACTTTAATTTCTTTAAATGCGTCATAGTTTAATTCTTGTATTGCCCTTTTTGCGTGAAACAATATTTTATATCTCTCTTCATTATTAACTAAAGAATGGTTTCCTGAATACATTAACAGGTAATTTGTAACTACTTCATCTAAGGTCACATACTGATACGACCCCCAATTTTCATTTTCAGGAGCATTCCCGCTATTCTCGTAATAATCATATTGACTTATATATGGCATAATTATAATTTTTCTTGTTGCTCTTCAGTACCTTCTTGTGCGCTTGCATATTGTACCACTGAAGATTCTCTAATAGAGACACCTGCGTATTGTAATATTTTCATTATCAAATCATTTGTATCATCTTCAAATAACTCAAAGTCTTGATAATCAGGTTGTGATTGGTCAAACACCGGCTCACCTTGTGTTCCCAAATCAACGTAAGTCCATCTCGGAGGTCTAGGGTATCTTATATATTGACAAACCACATCACCCGGTTGATTAAATGTAGCGGGAAAAACGGTCATATTTTCTCCTTCACTTGTGTAGGCGGGGTATAGGTTGGAGGGTGCAGTCAACAAAGATTGGTTCAGTAAAGTAATTTTACTATGACTTACTCTTTCTGCTTCTCTAGAATCAGTTCCAATTAATACTTTATTTATTAAATAGTAATCACTTCCCGTAGTAACTTGTGAGGGCATAAAAAAAACATTGGCTGCGTTTTGAGTAAGTGGAAGTGTTACTGAAAAAAAATCTATTACTTCTTCATATCCTTTTTTAATATCCGCATATCCCGTTCCTGAAGTTCTTGAGTTCTCTTTATTGTTTTGATAATTATATGCATAGAAATAATCTTCAAACAAATCTAATTGTGCTTGTTCTGCATACAGATTAAAATCACCCGGAGAAATATATCCATAATTATTTTTATTCAGTATTGCTAAAACGGTTTGTCTAACCTCGTTTATCATCCTAATTATTCTTTTTACAAAGATAATCAAAAAAAAAAGAGGCTCTATCTGAGCCTCCTTCTTAGCAAAACTTTATTGTCGATATTAACTATCTAAAAGTTTCTCTAAATGTTTTAATGCTTCTAGTCCATCATCTGATTGAAAATATGAAGCAACAATATAAATAGAGTCTTCACCGAATGGTATCGTACATAACTTGCCTTTATTGGTTTTGGTATTAAACCATACTTCTTTGTTTTTATTTCTGTATTTAAGTAAACCTGCTTCAAAAAACTTATGTACCGTAGCGTGTAATTTTAATACAGGGTCATTTACCATAGACATAAACTCTTGTGGTTCGTTCTTAGCAAATACGAGAACATCTCTTCGCATTTCTTCTGTACTAATAGTTGAAGGGTCTTTACCAAATAATACTCTTGTTAACGTTTCTAATTGGGTAATACTTAAGGTACGAGCTTCAACTAATGCATCTACTTGAACATTAATACTAGCCACTTCTTTTTGTGCAGCTTTTGAGTTATCTACCTCTACGAAACGTGTCCCGTTTTGTGGGTGAAGAGCTAAAAACCTTTGTAACACTTGATTGCTTTTAGGAACTCTTAAAAACCCGTCTTCAAAAATAATGGGCTCAAGAATAGCATTACCATCTTGCTCATCCTCAAAAGGAGACTTTTGATTTCTTGCATATCTCAAAGCTCTTTGTGTTCCAAGCTCATCATCAAAATGTAATAAAGGATATCTCTTAGTGTGTCTAGTTGGCAGCATAAAGGATAAAGGTGCTGCATTCCTTGTTAACTTGTAGACTTTGTCTACTAATTCTTTTTTCTTTTTCATTGGATATAATTTAAATTTTATAAAAATAATAGATAGGAGTCTCTTTGAAGAGACTCCCTCTATTTATATATACTCTTAATCTTGGAAGATAAAGAAGTTGTTCGCACCTAAAGTACAAACTGCTCTCTCTGATAAGAAGTTGACTTCCATCGCATCTAAATCAGATGTTCTTGCACCACCGGCTGAACCTGTAATCCAAGTTTTGTAACGTCTGTCTTCAGTTTCAGAAGCTCTATATCTTACGTGTAAGAAAGGTCTCTTAGCGTTTTTACCAAGGATTTGGTCATACACTGTAGTAGAACCTGCAGGAACTAATAATCCGTTCACTGTTCCTACTCCTGTTAAACCACCTCTCATAGTTGGGTCGTTTAAGTATTTCCAATCTGACTTATAAAAGTCATATCCTCTTCTAAAGCCTGTGAAGCCTAAGTTTAACGCCATCTCTGAATCGTT